GCAAAGCGGGCCCGTACTTTTGGCCGAACTTGGCGGCCTGGTCCTCGATCTCGGTCTTTATGGCCTTCAAATGGCCGGTGAAGGTGTCGGCGGAGGCGGCGGCCTGGCCGTGCAGCTTGTTGCCGAGCTCGGTGACGGCGTCGACATGGTTCTTGGTGGCCGCCGCGACCGCTTGCTGGGCGTCGTTGAGATGCTGGTGGGCCTCGACGGCTTTCTGGGTGGCGGTGGTGACCGCCTCCTGGGCGTTGCGCAACTGGATCTGCTGGCCCAAGGTCAGTTTCTTGCGCTGACTGTCGACCAGCTCGATGTCGGCCAGGCTGCGTTTGGCTCGGGCCAGGTTGTCGTCGGCGGCCTGCGCCGACTTTTGGGCGCTGGTTAGCGCAGTGGTCTGGGCTTTGGTGTTGGTGACCTGAATACCGAACTCTTTTAAGAGTTTGGTGTTGCCGTTGTACACCTTGCCCAGCTGGGTGGCCGCGGTCGACAGGTCCTCGTGTTTGGCGGCGGCCAGGTCGGTGGCAGTGTTCAACAGGTTGAGCGCTTTGGCCGGGTCGCCGGTCGCCTGGGTTAGCACCTGCAACGCCTGCTGGGTGGCCTCCGAGGACTGCCCGAACTTTTCGTTGTGCTTGATGGCCTCCTCAATGGCCTTTCCGTAATCGTCGTAAGAGTGGCCGGTGTTGGCTATGGCTTGGGCCAGCTGCTGGTGGGCGGCCTGCTCTTTCGAGCCGAGCGTCGCGAACAGGGCGCCGGCCCCGGCGATAGCACCGCCGGCACCCAAGAGCACGTTGCCGACGTCCTTGCCGTGGTCGGAAATGTGGGTGAGAGCCTGGTCGACAGTGTTGAGGGCGTCGCCGAACGGGCCGAGCACTCCCGACTGGTTGAGCTGGCCGAGCAGGGTGGTGAACGCCCCGTGCGCCTGGGACGCCGCGGACTGGGCTTTGTCGCCGGCGTCCTTGAACGATTTCGACAGACCGGAGATGTCGCCCAGGATTTTGACCGCGACGGACGGGCCGGCCATCTAGCGGCGCACCCTTCTGGCGTCGGCCTGCAGGCGGGTGATCTCGGCCGCTTCGCGCTGCTGGTAGCGCACCATGGCGGCCATCATCTCGTCGGTCAGGTCGTCGAGCTGGTCGGGGTGAAGTCGCCAGTAGTGGCAGAAAGCGGCGATGCTGTCGGCGACTTCCCGTTGGTAGGGTCCACGTCGAGGACATCCACCTCGACGTCGTAGGCGTGCAACCACAGGCTGGTGGGGTCCCGGTCGGGATAGTCCCGCATGAGCGCCCGGAAGGCCATCAGCCGGAACGGTTGGGTTCGGGCCAGCTCACCGAAATCCATGCCCGGCTCCAGGCGGGCCAGCTGGTCGAGCTGGCGTTGCGACGGCAACCGATTCGAGAACGACTTGCTGATGGTGACCAGGCCGGGCAGCGGCTCGTCAGTCATGGACGGACCCGCCGGCGCTGGTGGTGTTCGACCACGGATAGGTTTCGAACGCCCGGGTGACGGCATCGGAGTACAGGCGGGCTGACACCGGGGCCAGCTGGGCGGCGGCCGGGAACATGTACCGGCCCTGGGTCAGGAACGGCCGGCTGGAACGGTGCGGCGTTTTGCGGGTGCCGCCGAACTCGACCCAGCCGGCATATCTGAGGTTGGAGCGGCCCATCCGCACCGCGGCCCCGGACCTGGAGGCGGTGACCCGGACGTCGCCGGCCAGCCGGCCCGACACTTGCGGCAGCCGGGAGCGGGTGGCCGCGGCGACCGGTTCGGCCGCCTGGCGGCCGGCGGCCGACATGAGCTTGTTCAATGGGCCGCGGTCGTCGGTCAGCCGCTGGATGTCCCGGTTGAGGGCTCGCATGCCGACCACCTCGACCTGGGGGGCTTTGGCCGCCATGTCAGGCTTTCCCGGCCGCCCAGGCCGACCCGGTCCAATGGTTGGCGAGCAGGTCGGCGCTGATCACGTACTGCCCGGTCGTCCACGCCGTCGCCGGGCTGGCCGCCACCGATGACAACGCGGCCAGGTTGGCCGGCACCGACGCCCCCGACGGCGTGTAAAACCCGGGTGAGCCGGCGGTGGCACCGGTGGCCGCCACCGCACCGAAGTCGAACGACGGTGGCGCGGTCAGGTTCCAGTCGATGGCCAGCTCGGAGGCGGCGCCAGCGTCGCCGACGATCCCGTCGAACGGTTGCGGGATGGCATACCCGGAGATGGTCGGGTTGGTAGCCGAGGCCACCCTCGAGCTGTAGGGGCGGGCTTTCCAGTTGACCGCCGTCCCGGAGGCCACATAGGCGGCATAGGCGGAGCTGAGGGTGGCGTAGACGGCACCGGCGTCGTAGGACTGGTAGAACGTGACCCGCAGGTGATATTTGGTGACGCCCGGGTAGTCGGTCTCGCCGCAGAACGACGTGACGGTGACCGGTTTGTTTTCGGCGAACGCCGCCTCCAGATGTTTGACGAGACAGCGCAGGTTGACACCGGCCAGCTCGAAATAGCAGTCGTTCAGGATCAGCGGGTTCGCCGTCGGCGGGACCGGGTCGCCGGTGGCGGTCAGGCTGACCTGGGGCGGTCCGCCGTTGCCGATGTCGTCTTCGACCATGGTCATGGCAGGGTTCCTTTCACATTCGGATGGTGAGGATCAGTTCGACCAGCAACAGCTGGATGCCGCCGGCGCCGGTCAGGTTCCGCCAGTTGCGCTCCTCGGTGGGTGTGGCATCCATGACCACACCGCCCAGGCTGGGGTCGGCCATGACCGCCTGCCGGCAGGCGTCCTTCAATGTTTCGATCTGGTTTTCGGTTTCGACGCCGCCGACGATCAGGACCGGCAGGGTGGCCTCGTCGACACCGAGCGCGAACGTGTCATAGGAGACCGGTTGCGGCCGGCTGATCACAATGGACATGGGGTTGACGATCTCGGGCGGGACCGGATGCACTTTGACGCCGGTGGCCGCCCCCAGAATGCTCACCAGGGTGTCGGCCACCAGCGCCCGGTCCCAGCCCATGTCAGCCGAACACGACGGCCAGGTAGGCGGCCAGCAACGTTTCGATGTCGGGGTCTTTGGGGCCGACCCGGACCACGCCCATGTCGCCCCAGCCGATGGTCCCGTCCACCGAGTCGCGGCGGCGGTACAGGCGGGCCGCTTCGTGCTGGGCGGCCGTGAACAGCGGGTCCGCCAGCGGGGCGATAAAGGTGGGGCTGCCCGGGACGTACATGGGGTCGACCCGGTTGATAACCCAGGCGATGGCGGCCGCCAGGTCCTGGGCGACGAGCGTGTCGTCGCCCGGGTTGCCAGCCTCGACGCGCAACACGTTCTGCACGTCGGTGACGGTGGGCCAGGCGGCCGCCATCTACGGGTCAGGCTTTCTTGGCCGGACCCGGCGTTTTGCCGGGCTCTTCGACGTCGCGGGGTTTCTCGTGGTCGGCCAGGTCGCGTTCCTCGGCCGGCGACGGGATGGTGCTGCCGGCGTTGATGAGGGCGATGGAGGCCGGGTAGCGGGCGATGACCGGCGCCGCGTACCCCCACACGCCCAACCGGATCGACGACGGTCCGAGCACCTCCTCGTAACGGAAGTTGAACGTCGACGATTCGAGGAGCAGGCTGTCGTCGGCTTTGAGCACATAAATGGAGTTGTCGACCCCGGCCCACGACGGGATGCACTGCAAACCGTTCACCTCGCCGGCGACATGCGAATACGTGATGGCCTCGCCCAGACCGTAGGCGTTCACGGGGCCGTGATAGCCGGTGGTGATCAGCGGCCGGCCGGCCGAGTCTTTCTGTTTGACCAGGAAGGCCCAGGCGCCGATCCCCAGGAACACCACGTTCGGCGGCATTTTGCGGTGTTTGATAATCGAGGCGCCGGCGTCGGTGAACGCGTCGGGCAGGTTGGTGTACACCGGTGCGGTACCGGGGTAGGTGATGGTGGCCGCGAACCCCGACGCCCCGGTGAAGGCGGCCACCACGGCCGTTTCGATCTGCTCGTTGTAGGACCCCATGCAGTCGGCGTAGATGATCCCGTCGACCGCCGGGTTGGAGCCGTCGACCAGCTGGCGGGACACGTCGACCTTGCCGGTGTAGGTCTTGGGTGAGGTGGTGAGCAGGTTGACGTTGAACGACCCGTCGTTGGGGGCGGTGTTCTCCGACGCCTGGGCGGTGACCGCCGCGCCCGGCGCCACCTGGACACCGATGTTCACCGGGTTCGCCGACTCGATCCCCACCCGGCGCAGCGTGTCCGCCCAGGGGCGGGCGCCGTGAGCGATGATGGCGAACTCGTTGAACAACCACGTCGGCGGGACGATACCGGCCCCGGTGGTGGTGGTCCCCGCCGCCCGCATCTGCATCGAATGGCGTTGCAGGATCTGTTGGGCGTCGGGATCATGGTCGATCTGGGCGTGCAGCAGGTCCTGGAAGAACGAGCGGGCTTCGAGGCCGGCGCCGCCGGGCGGCCGGTACACGTCTGGCTCACTGCGGACCTGGACGACCGGCAGATGCTTGCTGTCGGGTACGGCGGGGGCGTCGGACATGGCCCGCACCGCGGCCATGCGACGTTCGTCGGTGTCGCGCAACTCGACCAGGCGTTCGCCGAGCGGGGTCATCTCCGACCGCAAACCGTCCAGGATCTGGGCTTCGGCGTCGGTCGGGTCGCGGTCCTCCTCGGCGCACCGGTTCAGGATCGTCTCGTACTGTTCGGTCAGCTGCCGGTAGTCGCCGGCCAGCCGTTCCATCAACCTGTTCACAGCTACCCTCCACAGGGTTCGGGCACCGGGGGCGCGCGGCGCAAGGACTATGCCCTGGCCGGTTCACCTCGGACCGGTTCCCGCACCCGGGCGGGGTTCGATGACTGGATGGTTCGGCTGCGAACCCGATACTACGTGAACGTGAAGGTCAGCGGGTTGGATGTGCCGCCGTCGCCGGCCACGGTCATCTGGTGGGTTTCGCCGCTCGAGGCCAGATCGGGGCGGGCCGTGTA